AGTCCCTCTATTCCCGCGACCAAGTCACAGTCGCTGCAGGCCAGAACTTGCGCATCGGCACGGTCCTCGGACGCGTTGATGCCAACGGCAAGGTCAAAGCACTCGACCCCGCTGCCACTGATGGCACGCAAATCGCCACGGCTGTTTTGTTGCAGTCCGTGGACGCAACCACAGGCGACAAGTCCAGCGGCATTGCTGTGACCCGTCAGTCCATCGTCGCGCACCACGCACTCGTGTGGCCCGCAGCCATCACCGCCGAAGAAAAAGCGACTGCAACTGCGCAGCTCGAAGCCGTCGGCATTCTCGTTCGTCAAGGAGCCTAAGCCATGAACAATCCTTTCCAGTCCCCCGCGTTCTCGATGACCGCACTGACCGCCGCAATCAACATCTTGCCCAACCAGTTTGGCAAGATTGAACAGATCAACCTCATGCCTGCCAAGCCTGTGCGTTTTCGCCAAATTGCCATTGAAGAGCGTGATGGTGTGTTGAACCTTCTGCCCACATTGCCTGTGGGTGCCCCCGGCACGGTGGGCCAGCGTGGTCGTCGCAAGTTGCGTTCGTTCATGATTCCTCACATTCCACACGACGATGTGGTGTTGCCCGAGGAAATTCAAGGCCTGCGCGCTTTTGGTTCTGAAACAGACACCGAGACTGTGGCCAATGTGATGACCGATCACTTGCAGTCCATGCGCAACAAGCATGCGATCACTTTGGAGCACTTGCGCATGGGTGCTTTGAAGGGTGTGATCTTGGATGCGGATGGCTCCGTGCTGTACGACTTGTTTGAAGAGTTCCAGATCACGCCTGCCGTGTTCAATTTCGAACTCAGTAAGAAGGACACAGACGTCAAGAAAAAGTGCCTGGACCTGAAGCGCTACTTTGAGCTCAACCTCAAAGGCGAGTACATGACCAATGTGCGTGTGCTGGTGTCTTCGGACTTCTTTGATGCGCTCACCAGCCACCCCAATGTGATCCGTGCTTATCAGCTCACGCAAGAGAGCGCCATGTTGCGCACGGACCAACGCTCTGGTTTCACCTTTGCAGGTGTGACGTTTGAAGAGTACTTGGGCCAAGCGACTGACATGTCGGGCAATCTGCGCCGCTTCATTGAACCCGGCCAAGGTCAGGCGTTCCCTGAAGGCACGCTCGATACGTTTGCCACGTACTTTGCGCCTGCTGACTTCAACGAGACGGTTAACACTTTGGGCCAACCGCTCTACGCCAAGCAAGAGCCTCGTGACTTTGGTCGCGGTACGGACTTGCACACGCAGAGCAACCCGTTGCCCATGTGCCATCGCCCGAGCTTGTTGGTCAAAGTCGTCGCTAGCTGAGGGGCTGGTTGATGAGTCGAGATCCTTTCGTTCAGCTCATCTCTCGGTTGTTTCTTCGCTTGGGAACTCCCGCTGTGTACATCACACAAGCGGGGGTTTCTCTCGATGTGCGGGTGATCGCCAAAGCGCCTGATGCGGTTCAAGACTTCGGTCAAACCCATCTGGTGGTCGATACCCAGCGCTTTGAGTTGATGGCGTCCGAGGTCAAACAGCCAAGAGATGGCGATCGATTGGTGTTGGGTGGGACGCGTTATGTCCTCCATGGGGAGCCGCTCATTGACCGTGAGCGGCTCGTCTGGACGGTGAGTGCATCTATCTGGCCGGAGGATTGAGCGTGTCTTCAAGACTTATTGCTGCGCTGAGTGGCAATCTGCAAGAACTCATGGCCGCTGAACTCAAGGCTGCCAGACATGCGGTGACCACAGGTGTGCGTGATGCCACCGATGGTCTCAAAGGTGAGCTGCGCAGTCAGATCACTGGGGCAGGTCTTGGCGCGCGTCTTGCCAATACTTGGCGAGGTGAGGTGTATCCCAAGGGGCGTGAGAGTCTGGGCGCTGCAGGTTTGGTTTACAGCCGAGCGCCTGTGGTTGTGGCTGCCCATGACGAGGGCGCACTGATTCGTTCTAAGAACGGGTTTTGGCTTTCCATTCCATTGCCAGCTGCGGGCACTGGCCCACGCGGCAAGCGCATCACACCGGGGCTTTGGGAGCGCATGCGCGGCCAGAGACTTCGATTTGTCTACCGAGCAGGTAAGCCGTCACTCTTGGTGGCGGACAACCAACGTGCAAGAGCAGGCAAGCGGGGTGGTTTCACAACCGCATCTGCTTCTGCCCAACAGTCCGGCAAGGGGCTTGTGAGTGTGCCGATCTTCTTGCTGGTGCCTCAGGCTCAGCTCAAGAAAAAGTTCGATATCAATTCAGCCGTTGAACGCTGGGAATCCCAGCTCATACAAAACGTCATCTCCAACTGGCCCGATGAATGAGGGCAGGGGTTGATTTACCGGAGCAGGCCGTGGGCCTGTTTTTTATGTCCAAACGTGAAGAAGCCGTCGGGGCTTTGTTTCAGTTGTTGGGGCAGTTGCCCCTTGGTGGCAATCCCCCTAAGCGCAACAGTGCGCTGCCCGAGCGCATGACAGAGCACTCCATGGTGGTGCTGCGTGATGGCGACATGAATGAAGTTGAGGTGATGCTCTCGCCGCTGACTTATCAGTGGGAGCACTCGGCCAATTTGGAGGTGTACGTGAGTCACCCCGATGGCGCGGAGCGAGACGCGCGCATGGATGCGTTGCTTAAGCAGTTCTCGTTGCTTGTCAGGGCAGACCGGACTTTGGGTGGCGTTGTGGAGTTCATTGAAATTCATCCCCCGAAGTTCGAAGAAGTCGCACCCGATGGCGCTGTGGGCATCAAGGCCTGCACCTTGGATGTGGTGATGCATTACGCAAGCAGCGATCCGCTGGCTTGAATCTTTTTGAAACTGGAGAAAAACTATGGCCCGTGCCTATGGCGCAAATGCCAGCTTGCTGGCTGCATTCGAACCTTCCTACGGAACGCACCCCAGTGGCACGACCGAGTACTGGAAGCTCCCCTTTGTGTCCACCTCATTGGGGTCTGAACAAGGCCTCATTGCCAATGACCTGATTGGACTGGGGCGAGACCCAAGTGCACCCATTCGCGATGTGATCAAGGTCGAGGGCGACATGGTGGTCCCCATCGACTTGCGCAACTTTGGCTTGTGGCTCAAGGCATTGCTGGGCGCTCCTGTGTCTACAGGCGATGTGGATCATGAGCACACCTTTGGGTCGGGGCAGCCTGTTTTGCCAAGCCTCGCGCTTGAGACGGGCTTGCCTGATATCCCCGCGTACTTTGAATCTTCGGGCGTGATGGTCAACTCCGTTCAGGTCAAGTTCGCGCGCTCAGGTGCAGCGGATGCGACCTTGGGGTTAATTGCGCAAGGGGAAGTCAAGCAACTGGTGTCAGTGGATGCAACACCACAGGCGCTCGGAATCACCCGCTTTAACCAGTTTCAAGGTTCGATCAAAAAGAACGGACAGGCGCTTGGCAACGTGGTGGCGGCGCAGCTCACCTATTCAAACAACCTAGCCCGCATCGAGACCATTCGCTCTGACGGAAAAATCGAAGGGGCTGATCCAACGGTCGCCAGTCTGACCGGAAACCTTGAGGTTCGGTTTGCCGACACAGACCTCATCGATGCGGCGACCAACAACGCGCCGCTCGAGTTGACGTTCAGCTACGTGATTGATGCCACGAAGAGTTTGACCTTCATCGCGCATGAGGTGTACCTGCCTAAGCCCAAGCTCTCCATCTCTGGGCCTGGTGGCATTCAGGCCACCTTCAACTGGCAAGCTGCCAAGAACACCGCAGCAGGTCGGATGTTCACGGTCATTCTTCACAACGATGTGGCCAGCTATTGAGCCACATGCACAGGTATTTCCCATGCTCAAACTGAACTTAAAACGTGAGCCGTATTGGCTCGACTTGAACCATGGCGTGCGCGTCAAGGTCAAACCCGCCACCACGGCGCTGGTCATGGCTGCGCGCCATGCGGCATCTGTTATCGATGGCAAAGACCATGCAGCAGCAGGCCAACGAACCGCAACGCTGATCACCGAACTTGCCAGGTTGGCAGTGCTTGCTTGGGAAGGTGTGGGTGACGAAAAGGGCAAGGCCACACCTGTGACCTCAGAGGGCATTGAAGCCTTGATGGAGCTGTGGCCTGTGGCCGACGCTTTCGAGCGTGAGTATCTGGCGGCGCTTTATTTGCTGGATGCAGAAAAAAACGTCTGAAGGCTCGCACCGAATGGCACTTCGGTGGCGGGCCCACCTACTGCGAAGCGTGTGGAACAACGTGTCCTGAGTGTCCGTATCGATTGAACGCGCCCCAAACCGAAGAAGGCTGGCAGGCGCTGTCGGTGCTGGAGGTATGCGCGGCTCAGCTTCGCATGGCCCAAAACACAGTCATTGGCTTGGACTTCAACGCATGGATGCATGCCAGTGAGGTTTTGGATGCAGATGTCTGTGCGATGTCGCACATATTTCCTGCGATTGAGGCAGGAGTGACGGCAGCCATGAATTCTTCAAGCAACGTATCAACAACAGGTAACGGACATGGCTGAACGCAATCTCGCAATTCGACTCTCGGTGGTGGATGGTGGCAAGGTCAAGGCTGAGTTGTCTGATGTGGGCGAAGCCGGAGAGAAGTCCCTCAAGCGCATTGAATCAGCCTCTCAACCTGCATCAGCAGGGTTGCAAATTGTCTCCAAGGCTGCGAACGATGCATTCGCCCAAATGGAAGATGCAACATCGCGTCTTGGCATGCTCGGTACCGTGCTGGGCAAACTCGGCCCCGCAGGTTTAATCGCTGGAGCTTCCATCGCAGCCGCAGGCTACGGTATGCACCAGTTGATCGTGCCCGTGGCTGAGGTGGGCGAAGAGCTCAACAAGCTCTCCCAAAAAACGGCTGTGTCCGTGGAAGCTTTGTCTGCTCTGCTTTATGCGTCCGAGTTGTCGGATGTGAGCACGGAGAGTTTGACCAAGGCCTTGAAGTTCTTGTCGACCGCCATGTTTGACGCGAAAGTCAAAGGGGGCGAGGGCAGTGCAGCGCTGCGTGCGTTTGGCATCTCTGCTGTGGATGCGCATAACCAGATTCGCCCAACTGAAGAAGTCTTGCTAGATCTGGCGGACAAGTTCTCTGCCATGCCTGACAGCGCCGAGAAGGCAGCATTAGCTGTGAAGCTTTTTGGCAAGAACGGTCTGGACATGATCCCGATGCTCAACCAAGGGCGTGAGGGCATCACGGCCATGATGGAAGAAGCTAAGCGCTTAGGTTTGGTGATGTCGGCAGATGCAGCCCGTGCATCAGAAGAGTTCAACGACAACCTCAAGCGACTGCATGCGGTCAACGAAGGTGTGCAGCGCCAAATTGGTTCGGCCTTCATTCCAATCTTGGCTGACCTGACTGAGCATCTCTTCATTGCCAAGACGGAGACGGGCGGTTTTAGCAGTGAGCTCATTGCCATCAGCAACAACCGCCAGCAAGTCCTCAACTACCTTGAAGACGTTGCCAAGGGGCTTGGCTTCATCGCCGAGTCTGCGGTGTTGGCCAAGCGAGTGATCTCCCAGCCTTTTGACAGCTTGTCGGTGGTGAGCAAAGACGTAGAGACTTGGATGAAGAGCGACATGCTGCGCTCGATGAAGTCCATGGGCTACAACGAACAGCAGATTGATGCAGAGATTGCCAAGCTGCAAAGCGCTCGTGACAAGTTTGTCGAATCGGCCAATGAGCGCCTGGCACGCATCAATGACAACCCGGGGTATGTGAACTCCATTGAGAAGTTCTTCGACGAGCAACGTCGCACCGTTCGGGTGATGGGGCAGAAGTTTGTACTTGATACGGCTGAGCAAGCTGCACAGGTCCAAAAGATCTATGACGAGTTCTTGCCAAAGATGCCCAGAAAGGCCCCCACGGGGATGGACCTCTCGGGCTTCGATAAGAACAACGAAGGTCTGCAGTTCTTAAAACAACTCGAGCAGCGCTCACTGCGTGTGACGGGTGGTGAAGCTGCCGAGCTCAGAGCCAAAGCGCTTGACTTGGAGAAGAAGGGCTACGCGGGCGTTCGGGCTGAGGCTGAGAAGTACATCCAGGTCATTGAGGCCATGGAGAAGCAAAAGGTCTCGGACAAGAAGTTCGATGAGTACGAGAAAGAGCTCCAAAAGGTCTACCAGATCACCGAAGGCTACATCGGCAACAACCGACTCAAGCAAGAGGAGCTGGTGCTCAAACGCCAGATGCTGGATGTGGGCGAGGTCGAGCGCGCTGGCATGCAAGTGCGCTTCGATTTGGAGAAAGCGGCCTACGCTGCGCGTAAGCAAGCGGATCAAATCACTGACCCGGGTCTGAAGGCCGAAGCCATCGAGCTGATCAACCACGCGCTGTCTCGCCAGTTGCCTGTGATTGTGGATTTGGCCCGGGCCAATGCGGAGTACCAACGCAGCTTTGATTACGGCATGCGCTCATCTGTTCGCAGCTATGTGGAAGATTCCACCAACGCTGCCAAACAAGCTGAGCGGGCAGTGACTTCTGCTTTTAAAGGCATGGAGGATGCGCTGGTTCAGTTTGTGACCACGGGCAAGCTCGACTTCAGCAGCTTGGCCAACTCCATCATTGCTGACCTGGTGCGCATTCAGATCCAGCGGATGG